AAGGTTGTAATATGGCCTAAGAATATACAGGAGAAAGACATCAACGACATGTTCTTAGCTGGACATAACGTACAAACCGTGGTAGAATCAAATGTATACCACGGACTAGAAGCAAACCTTAGACTTAACGATTGGAAAAAAGTATGAGCAACGGAATAGACACAAAAGTACACAAGCGTAACGGTGATATTGAGGGGTTAAACCTCGAAAAGATTCATAGAGTAGTAGCAGACGCTTGTGAGGGTCTTGGTAGTGGTGTTAGTGCATCACAAATAGAAATGAATTCTGGACTACAATTCTATGATGGGATTGAGACCTCTGATATTCAAGAGATCCTTGTTAGATCTGCGAGTGATCTGATTAGTTTAGAGCAACCTAATTATCAATTTGCTGCTGCTAGATTGCTTCTGTATGGACTTAGAAAGCAGGTGTTTGGTTCCCAATGGCCGAAAGGTTATCCCCACCTATTTGATCATGCTACAGACTGTGTAACGAAAGGTGTCTACGATGGTAGCATATTATCTAAATACACCAAAGAGGAGTGGGATAAGATTGACTCGTGGATAGACCATGATCGTGATCTATTGTTTACATACGCTGGTCTTAGACAAGTAGCAGATAAGTATCTTGTTCAAGATCGTAGTACTAATGAGGTGTACGAGACACCGCAGTACATGTATATAATGATTGCTGCTACTCTTTTTCAAAGTTATCCTCTAGAAACGAGACTGGATTATGTCCGAAGATACTACAACGCAATCAGCAAGCACTTCATCAACATCCCAACACCAGTCATTGCAGGAGTCAGAACACCTATTCGTCAATTTGCATCTTGTGTTCTGGTTGATATTGATGACACCCTCGATAGCATCTTTAGCAGCGATATGGCTATTGGCAAATATGTCGCACAG